ACCAACCTAATCTGGCGACGCCGCGGCCAATAATCGCGGCGAAAGGATAGAGACATGGCAACAGGCACTTTCAAGTGGTTCGGTCTTGGCCTCAAGGCCGCGTTCGATAAAAAAATAGACTGGGACACGGACACGATCAAGCTGGCGTTGGCGTCGTCATCCTACACGCCCGACCAGGACACGCACGACTTTTTCAACGACGTGACCAACGAGGTGACCGGAACCAACTGGGCGGCGGGCGGGGTAACGCTCGCCAACTGCACGCTGACCTACACCGGCGCGACCAACGTGCTCAAACTGGACGCCGACGACATCTCGGTTGCAAGCGTCACGCTGACGGGGGCGCGGGTGCTGGTGATCTACGACGCCACCCCGGGCACAGCCGCCACCAACCCGCTGATCGGGTATGCCGTCCTGGACAGCGACCTTTCGCCTAACGCCGGAGCGCTCAACATCACCTTCGACGCCGCCGGCATCCTGACGGTAACACCGGCCTAATCTCTATGAGCGTCGTCATTGACATAGACCACGAGAGTGGAGACCTGAGCGAGTACAGTTCGACCGTCACGGACAGCGGCGATCTGTCTGTGAGCGCGGGCGCGGCCCTGGCAGGCACGAGCTACGGCCTGGCGGTGCTGCTTGATGACGACGTTGGGATTTATGGCCGCAAAGACCTTGCAAGCGCCAACACGACCGGCATCGCTCGGATGCGATTTTATTTTGATCCGAACGGGGCTAGCCTCGGCTCGACGACCTACATCCGCATGGCTAACCTATACACGGCGGCCAATGCGCTGGTGCTCAACGTGCGCTACTACGGCGGCACGCACCGGCTGCGGGTCAACTGGATCCGCGACGGCGGCACGGGCATCGGCGGCTACCTGACGCTTGCCGACGAGCCGCACTACATCGAGATCGAGCTCAAGCGGGCCAGTACGGATGTCGCCGCGGATGGGTACGTCAAAGTTTGGATTGACGGTTCGCTATCCGAGACCAATGCAAGTATAGACAACTACGACACCTTCCCCTCGTGGAGCTACGCCACTTTTGGAGCGCACTCCATATCTACCACCACGGTATCGGGCACATACTATCTCGATCAGTTGGTGATCAACGACGACGGGAGTGAGATCGGGCCGCATGTAGGCGGGGCGGCGCTGACCGTGGGCACGGCGGCTGCGAGCGGCAAGGCGGTGACGGCCAGTGTGGCCGTATCGGCCTCGGCCAGTCTGACGGCAGGAGCGGCGAGTGCTGCCGGTCTGACGGTTGGTGCGGCTGCTGCTGTATCGGCCAGTGTGATCGCAGGTGCGGCAACGGGCGTGGGCCTATCGGTGGGCAGTACTGCGAGTACCTCCGGCGTAGACGTTGCCGCCGGTCAGGCTTTGGCCGTTGGCCTGGTTGCGAGTACTGCTGCCGGCGTGTCCGTGAGCGCCACAACCGGTGCGGCGAGCGCGACCGGTCAGGATGTGACCGGCTTTGCAGGCAGTACGGCTGCCGCCACACTGACGGCGGGCGAGGCCGCTGCTAGCGGTGCGAGTGTTACCGGTATCGCCGGTGTGGCAATGGCACCCGGCGCGGCAAGCGCTGACGCGGCGGGCCTGTCTGTCATCGCTTTGGCCGGGGCTGTGGCCGTGGCAACTGTAACGGTTGGCGAGGCCGCTGCCGATGGCGTTGGTGTGACGGTATCCGCAGCCGCTCGCGCCGCCGTGGAGGCGAGCACCTCCGGCGCAGACGGGCTGCCCGTGAGCGCTATAGCCGGCGAGGTTGCGATTGCGATGCTGACGGTTGGTGTGGCAGACGCGGCCGGGTTGACCCTCACTGCATCGGCGAGCGTGTCTGTTGCTACGACCGCCGGGAGCGCTGAGGCCGCAGGGCAAGACGTGATCACAGGAGCGAGCGTTGATGCGACGGCGACCCTGAGCATAGGCGAGGCGGTATGTGCCGGGCTGCCGGTGGTGGTGCTGGCAGGCGTCCTGGCGCTGATGACGGCCGGCTCCGCAAGCGCTTCGGGCGGTATGGTGCGAACCGGAGAGGGGGACATACACACCCGCCTGGCAATCGGAGACCGGCATAAAACAGGCCTGAAAGTGGCAGACCGGCATAAAACAGGCCTGGCCGTAGGGGACAAATTAGTGACCATCCTGGCCATAACGGAGGAAGAATGACCGAATACGATGTTGGAGACGTTGCGCACCTGACCGCTGAGTTTGTCGATCTGAACGGCGACGCGATCGACCCGACCGCGGTGACGCTGCTGTACAGGCCGCCGATCGGAGAGCTGATGACGCTATTGTATGGCATCGACGAGGAGATCATCCGCGACGCGGCCGGGAAGTATCACGCCGATATCGAGATCGATATTGCAGGTAAGTGGGGCTATCGCTGGGCATCGACCGGCACAGGCCAGGCGGCGGAAGAAGGCAGTTTCTTTGCACGCTCGCAAACGGTCAAGTGATCCATGTTCCAGCGCATTCTGTCCTGGGTAAAGGAGTGGATAAATAAGATGATTGGAAACAGCACGATCAAGCAAGCCCTGCGCGTCGATGTGTCCATCAGCGCGCCAATGGCGGAAGCGCTGCAGCTGTGGGCGTCCATGTACGCCAACCAGGCCCCCTGGTTGAATAAAGATATTGCCTCGCTCAACTTGCCGGCTGCGATCGCAAGCGAGATCTCCCGGGCCGCCACCATTGAGCTAACTGCAGAGGTGAGCGGATCCGCCCGGGCAGAGTACCTCCAGGCGATGCTGGAACGTATTCTGCCAAAGCTACGCCAGCAGATCGAGTACGGCGCTGCCAAAGGCGGGTTGATGCTCAAGCCGTACGTTGACGGGGACCAGGTTGTGGTTGACTTCGTGCAGGCCGACCAGTTCTACCCGGTCGGCTTCGATGCCGACGGCGACATCACCGCCTGCGTCTTCGCCGACCAGCGCACGATAGGGGATAAGTATTATACCCGGCTGGAATATCACACCATGACGGGGACCGGTTGCGAAATCCGCAACATGGCGTTCAGATCGAACAGCCGGGATCAGCTTGGCCAGCAGATTGACCTGGCGTCCGTGGAGGCGTGGGCCAGCCTGTTGCCACAGGCGACGATCACCGGCGTGGAGCGACCACTCTTTGCTTACTTCAAGTACCCGTTAGCCAACAACATCGACCCGACCAGCCCGCTAGGGGTAAGCTGCTATTCCCGTGCAGTGGATTTGATCCGAGATGCGGATGTGCAGTGGTCCGACTTCCTGTGGGAGTTCGAGAGTGGCCGGCGAGCGCTGTATGTGGATGTTTTGGCCTTTGGCAAAGACTCAGACGGCTTGCCGCTGCTGCCCAACAAGCGGCTGTACCGCGCTCTGCACCAGGGTGGCACGGTGGGCGATGAGGAGATGTTCCACGAGTGGACGCCGACCCTGCGCGAGGAGAATATCTTGCGAGGGCTGGACGCCATCTTGAAGCGGATCGAGTACACCTGCGGGTTGGCGTACGGAACGCTCTCGGATCCGCAGACGATAGACAAGACCGCCACCGAGATCAAGACCTCGAAGCAGCGCACCTACGCCACGATCACCGACACGCAAAAGGCTGTCCAGGACGCGTTGGAGCAGCTTTTGTATGCGATGGACGTGTGGGCGACCCTGGCGAATCTTGCCCCACGCGGCGCGTACGCGATCGCCTTCGACTTCGACGACAGTGTGATCGTAGACAAGGATCTGCAGTTCCAGCAGGACATACGCCTGGTACAAGCCGGGTTGATGAGTAAGGTGGAGTTTCGGGTGCGCAACATGGGTGAGGACGAGGAGGTAGCAAGAGCCAGAATCGCCGAAGCGGCCGCGGATCAGCCAGTCCCGCTCTACCCAGGGGCTGAGTAGCGATGGCAGAAATCACGCCGTGGATCCACAATCCGCAGCCAGTTTCGCCTGGAATGGCGATCTAATGCTGACCGCTGACCAGTTCGATGACTTGACCGCGCCCTTGCTGGAGTTGTACGAGCGCTACCAGCAGAGTGTGCTAAATGACATTGCTCGCCGGCTGGCCAAGGCGGGGCGTGTCACGGCCACATCGGCCTGGCAGGCGCAGCGCATGATCGAGTCGGGCGCGTTGTATGAGAATGTGCTGGAACGACTGGCGGTCCTGAGTGGACAGAGTGAGGCCGAACTGCGGCGTATGTTCAGCGAAGCCGGCGTCAAGGCACTGCGTTTCGATGATACGATCTACAAGCAAGCCGGGCTAAACCCGATCCCGCTCAACCTATCTCCGGCCATGCTAGAGGTGCTGCGGACCGGTATGGCCAGAACGAATGCGATTGTGCGCAACCTGACCATGACGACGGCGCTGGAAGCCCAGAACGCCTTTATCGAAGCGGCAGACATGGCTTATATGCAAGTAGTGCATGGGGCGATGGATTACAACAGCGCCATTCGTCAGGCAGTGAAAGACGTGGCGGCAGAGGGCTTGCCTGTCATCCAGTATGCCAACGGGCATACAGACCAGCTCGACGTGGCCATGCGTCGCACGGTCCTGACCGGCGTCGGCCAGACCGTGGGCGAGCTGCAGATAGCGCGGGCCGACGAGATGGGCCAAGACCTGGTGGCGGTATCGGCCCATGTGGGAGCGCGCAATACCGGCGTCGGGCCGGCCAATCACGAGAGTTGGCAAGGGCAGATCTATTCGAGGTCAGACACGCACCCGAAGTACAGGCCATTCGTGGAGACCACCGGCTACGGCACAGGGAAGGGGCTGCACGGCTACAACTGCCGGCATTCCTTTTACCCCTTCATCGAAGGCGTGAGCGAGAACGTGTACAGGCCGGAAGAGTATGCCAACAAGACGGTAACCTATAACGGCCATGAGATGACCCAGTACGAAGCCTCACAGCGCCAACGGACGATCGAGCGGGCTATTCGCAGGGCCAAGCGAGAGGCCGGAGCGCTGCAGGCGGCAGGTTTGGACAACAGCGCCGAGCTGGCACGGGTGAGGGCGCTGCAAGGACGGATGCGCGACTTTACGCAGCAGACCGGCCTGGCAAGGCAGTACGAGCGAGAGCGGGTGTACGTTACCAAATCTGGAAAAGATCTGAATAGTAATACGATCTCGATTAATCTACACTCTAACCATGGTGATCAACTCGGGATATCCAAAGACCTTCGGCCGTATTACGACGATGGTGATTCTTCCAAACCTTATATGCGTGAAGCAAACACTGTTCTTAGCGCATTCGGGAAACAACATATTCTCAATGAGCATCCAGAACGATTAGACTAGATTGAAGCCCACCCCAAAGAGATCGCAAGGGCACTTCAAGAACCTGAAATCATTGAGCGTGTATCTTTGAAACGAAACGATGGGCACTGGACACAAACCTTTGTCCGTGCGGTGCCAGATGAAGGTGGTTATGTAGTTGTACCTGTAAGTATGGCGAACTTGCCTGATGAGAATGAGTCCGATTACCATCAGGTAATCACGATCTATTTCACTAAGAAAAAGAGCGACTTTTTTACACGCAAAGGCGAAATCAAAAAGAGATGGTTGGCAATGAAATAAAAAAACTGGCTTATTGCCAGTTTTTTAAGGTCCCGTCCACAGACTCCATCCTGCATCTCTAATCAATGCGCCTTCGCGCAAGGGCGTGGGGGGAGGCTTCCCACCTCAGGACCTGACCACACTATAGCACAAAGCCCGACAGAATACAATTGCAATTTTCCCTGTGCGTGCTATAATCAAAGCAACTGAATAACCGGCTCCCAGCGATGGGAATACCAAAGTTAGCCGCCTGGTACTCTGACAAGTTATTTGTCATGGTGCCAGACGGCTTTTTTGTTATCCATATCTCGCAATCTGCAATGCGTAATCAGGGCAGCGCCAGGAGACCCCAACCTCGTAAAACGGGTAGGACGGACTAGCAAGGAGAACAGGCAATGAAACGGGAAGATTTAACCAAACTAGAGCTGAGCGACGAGCAGATCGACAAGATCATGGCGCTGCATGGCCAGGACATCGAGAAGCACAAGGCGTCTCTATCCGGCGTCCAGACCGAGCTTGACGGGCTGAAGAAGCAGCTTGGCGAAGCGAACACCACCATCGAGAGCTTCAAGAAGCTCGACGTGGACACCATCAAGCAGGCCGCCGACGAGTGGAAGGCCAAAGCAGAGGCTGCCGAGGCCGAAGCCAGCGCGCAGCTAGCGGCACTCAAGTTCGATCATGCCCTCGACGGGGCTCTGGCCGGTGCAAAAGCGAGGAACGGCAAGGCCGTGAAAGCACTGCTGCAAACCGACCTGCTGAAGCTGGCGGATGACGGAACGATTAGCGGCCTGAAAGAGCAGCTCGACAAGATCAAGTCTGAAAACGATTACCTGTTCGAGGACGACAAACCCCAGCCGAGAGTCGTGGCCGGGGGCAACAGCAAATCCGTGATTACCGATTCGGTGGTGCTCGCCGCTCGCAAGGCGGCGGGGCTGCCCGTTGACTGAGGAGACCTAAACAATGCCTGGAAACTCAATCGCACTTGCAGAAAAATTTCTGCCCATCCTCGACGAGATCTATACCGTCGAGGCCAAGACCGCACCCCTGGACAGCCAG